AAAGTTAGCCGTTGTGCCAGAGTTGCTATCAAAAACAAATAATCCCCTGATTCCGTATTGATTTCCACTATATATTGCCATCAGTTTATCCTAGTTTATTGAAAGTGATTAAGTATGATCCAACACCAGCATACTCGAATCCATTGCCAAGTGTAGCGAATGGAGTAAAATACAACTTAGAACCCACATCTCCGGTAAAGGTAAACGATGGAGAAACTATTTTATTTACACCAAGTCCGCCCATGTATAATTCTTCCCATGTTATGTATTTGTCTGTGGAGACATTATCAAGTGTCATTCGAACACCAATTACAGCACTCGGAGAAAATGATGAGTAGATGTGATCCTTTAGCATCATGTGTGGTAGTGTAATTGTTGCAGAAAATGGTCCTTGAATGTATGTTCCATTTTCATCTACAACTAAAATCTGAGAACTATCGTTTAGACTTATTGTAATGTCTCCGAGTGAATTTATGGATGCATAACTGGGAAGTCCAATACTTCCATCCAATGAGGTCGCAGTTGAATCCAAAACTTTCCAACCACAAGTTACACCATTTGACGAAAGAACTTGATATCCACTGCTTATCGCTGCACCAGCAGTTCCTCCAATATGAAGTTTGCCACTTGCGATATTCAATCCACCAAAGGTTGTTCCTGTGATACCACCATCACTTGGAGCAATACCACCGATTACAACATTACCATCTCGTCTTGCGACTAGAGTTGGTAAAAGCAAACTACCATATGCTGCTTCTTTTCCATAAACAGCAAAACCAGAAGTCGCACCAGATCCATCGAGTTCAATTTCAACAGAGCCTTCTGTATATGCTAGTCTAATTCTCTCGTCATCTTGAAGACCTTTGCTTGCAGGATTTCCTCCAAACGAGGCAATTCCTGTAAAACCACCGGATGTTCTTCCAGTTCCAGTTTGACCTGCTGTGAAATACTTGATTGCAAAGGTTGATCCACCTCTATCTGTATACAAAATAGGAGTGCCGATATTTTGGATATCACCAATGTTTAATATACCATCTCCGGTCCACGCTCCACCTATTGATGCTGATTGATTGTCGAAATCAAGAACAAGATTCTTGGTTCCATAACGTGTTCCTGATATATTTCTACCACCAATGGTAAAGATATTAGATCCATCATCTTGTTCATATCTTATTTCGGCACCAGCAATACTAGAACTTGTTAGTGCAGAGAGAGAATTGTTCGTTAGATAAACGGCAGAAGAGGTAGAACCAACGAGTTGTATTTCACCTTCAGACAACCATGCAGCGGCAGATGCACCACCAGATGTTACACCAAAGAATACTCCGCCATCTTCTCCAATGTGAAGCGGATCTAATCCTGCAACAAGAGGAAAGTCATCAGTGAAGAGTTGATATCCTTCGTAGGTTCCACCTCTGTTGTATACCAGAATGTCTCCAGTTACAAAGCCACCGGGAGTTGTTACCGTATTGAAAACAACATCACCGGTTTGACCATTGATGCTTCTGACAACTCTACCATAAAGTGTTGCGCCACCAAAATCCACAGTAGATCCACTGACGTTTACAAATCCAGCAAAGGTGACTCCATCGACGAAGGTAAAGTCACCAGTCAAGGAATTTGGAAGATCCAAGCCAATGGTCACTATTCCATCTGATCCTACAGTGAATGTGATACCAGCATATTCACCTTGATCATTGGTAATACCATAGATCTCAAGAGGATTTAGAGTGTTGATGATTTGATTCGTCTTGTCGAACCAAGCACGAAAAGTATCGGAGAGATAGATTCCGTTGAGATTGTCGAATGCGTTTCCTGCCATGTATTTCCTCTTCTATATCTATGCAGAGTAATTGTTTTCGATCAACAAAGAATTCAAAGATGTATCACCAAAGTAGACTGTAGCCAAATATCTACCGAACTTTCCTTGCTTATCCTTGACCGTTTCGATCACACACTTGTTGTCATGCTGTTCAAATGTCTTTATTACAAAGTTTTTTGCTTCAAAACCTCTCTTTTTCTCTTCCAAATCTCTTGTTCTGACTTCTGGTGTATCTACTCCAAGAAGTCGAATTCTCATGTCCATTGAAACTCCAAATCCAAGATCAACACATAGGTCTATCGTATCTCCGTCAACAACTCTATCAAGACTAGCAGAGTAAATAAACATTACAATTTAATGATGTAGTTGATCGCCAGATATGGCTGTCTAATGTCTATGGGATCATTATTCATTCCGTTTGCATCAAAATTTGGATCTGGTCTAAAACCAGCAACTGGTCTTAGTCCATAGTCTTGTAGGTAGTTTGCCTCTAAATTAACTTGTTGACCTTGAACGGTTTCTGCGATTTTCGACGGAATGGCAACACCTTTTAGATCTGTCCCCAACCCCCCCGGTGATTGATATTGATATGCAAAACCAGATATTGCACCTAATGGTGCGATATCTGCGTTAGGATTAACACCGAAAGATTCATATCTTTTAGCAATAAGATGATAAACTTCATCGGCAGGTTCTGTTGTTTGTTCAAAACCAGTGCTGGTAAGTATATTAAAATCCATAACAGTATTTCTAAGAACCGGATCACTTTCGTTCAGGTCGCCCAATCCAAATTGGTGAGTATGTTTTGGAAGTTGGCTCGAACTCAAAGTAAATGTATTTACTCCACCCCTTGATGCCAATGGATTTGATCCATCTGAACCAAGAGGAACTCTACTTCTTAAATCAGGAACTCTAAACTGCGTAGACAATTCTCCTCCAGTGTTATAAGTAGTTCCTATTCTAGCAAAAAGTGAAGCATAGTCTCCAATTCGAGAATAGAGTCCTCCATCACACAATAGGAATCCGCTGGGAACAGGATTTTCAGTGGTGATGTTACCAGCATAGGGAAGAATGCTTCCTACCGGAATGGATCGACGAATTATATCCTGACCTTCCTCTGTTAAAGTTGGATCTCGAAGAGGAACCGCAGAAACGGATTGTATGATTGGAACTTGACTAGCATTTCCACTGTTTTGAGCATCGTCTCCCATCAAAACCACTTTGATTTGATACTGATTGAATGCACCAATATTTTCTGACCCTTCGGATATAAATCTAACAACACCCGGAGTTAAGCCTTGTGGTTTAACTTCACTGAATGGTGTGCTGCTGTCTCCTTCGGGAACAAGTTCAATCCAATTGTTGTCATCAAAATTTCCACTTGGTGTATCTGGTCCTTGAATCTTTGCAAAGACTCTAACCTTAGACTCACCCAAGAAAGATCCTTCAACAAAAGCAGCAATATTATGTGCAGTTGTATCCAGTGTTACCTTTCTAGAAATATATCTTGATCTATTCGTTGCAACTCTTGAAGTTGGACTTAGTTCTTCCACGATTGCCGCGGCATCATCGTTGTTTGCCATGTATTCAATAGCAACCACACCAAACCTATCTCCATCTATCATTGGAGAAACTGCTTCAGTTCCAGCATCAGGAAGAAGAAGAGAACTTACTTCTAGTTGTTGAGTTTCTGTTATAATATACTTTTCAGTCAATTGAAGAGACAGTGTTTCGTTGAAATTAATTCTTCTTGTATCGAGACCACTAGCAACAGTTTCGCCCGTTAGAAGATTTGTCAAACGAACATTCTGGTTGACTTGCTCATTGGTGTGGAAATACAGAGCATGTGCTGGTTTTGTTTGAGTTAGATTTGTCTTGAATTTGATTGTCGTAAGAGTTGAATCTACATCAAACACACACCTGTTGATGTTCATCTTCAAATACTGATCCAATACACTGTATGATTGTCCATTGTTGAGTGGCAAATGCATTTGACGAATGTATCTTGGACGAATTACGGTGGAAACTGGAACTAGTTCATTTCCATCTATTCCTCTTGCACGACTTCCTTCTACACCCATGTAAAGTTCGTAGTCTGTAGAGTTTCCTGATATACAGATTGCGTATGACTTTCCGGGACGAAGATATACTGGAGTCGAGAACTCAAAATTGGTCCCTCCAGTGGCTTCAGTTGCATTATGATCTGACACCACCACAACATCATCCAGATTTTTAGTTACCTCAGAGAAAGGAAGAACTTTGTATGGGTGGGGAGATCCTTGATACATTGGTCGAATTGAAAGTTTAACTGGAGGCTTATTTGCTGCCTGTTGTTCAGCAGTTGGTTTCTTGGCAAAGAATAGAGTGATATCACTCAACATCAATCCGTTTCTGAAATTGGTTGGATCAATGTATATTTCTTGGGCAAATGGTGTGACAGAATTAAGCACAGGAGACAGGTTTCCATCTGCATTTGCTTCATAGTAGTCCTCAGAAACATCTTCGGTGTTTGAGGCTTTTCTTCTGGTTATCGCTGGTCTTGCTGAGAAGATGTCATTGCTTCTGGTATCAAGTAATCCTTCTGCATGATAAATTGCATCTGCACTTGATGATGAAATTACGAGTGAGGCTTGATCTTGAATTCTAACTAGTTTCTTTCCTGTAAGGAATGTTCTTGATGGAATATCAAAGGAGCCTGTTGCTTCTCCGTTTTCGTTCGTTGATACTGCTTGAACAACTCTAGTTCCCTCAAAATATACAGAATGAATTGTGTTGGGTTTCAAGTTTTTAGCAGTAAATGTAATTGTTCGGCTTCTTGCGTATGGAACAACACTCAAATCAACAATCTTGTCTCCAATCTTTCTGGTGATCTTGTCCGACAAAATTCTAGAGACAAAAGAAGATCTTTTTGGTGCGCTGTAGTCCGATCCAGAGGAGGAATGTTCTATGTTAATGTCATTTCTTTTTCTCGAACCAAACCAAAGAGTTTCCCAGTCTCTCCACTGAGAGCCAAATCCTCTTGTTCTGCCTCTTTGGTATGCAACAATATTACTTTCCCAGTTGTCTACTTCACCAACAATATTTACCATAACCTTTGGTTTTATGATAGCGGAGAAATAAGGATCACTGCTTGGAGATAGTTGCAGAGTACCCAAGAAATCAGGAATACCAAATTGATTTACCTTTATTGTGTCGCTAGATAAAACATTTGAGGTATAGATTGTAGTATCATGCGTTAACATATAAATGTTGTCGCTTGTTTTCTTGGTGTTTGATCCTAGTTCTGCACCAGTAAGACCCATGTGGTGGAAAGAAGATTCGAATGCTGGTCTTAATGTTCCATCTTCTGGATCAATGGAGCAGTTGTGATCTCTAACGGATGTGACTGTGTTGTTATGTCCAATAAAGGTATCTACAAAGACAGTGTTGTTTGAACCAACGAAATATTCTGGTTTAAACGCTTTCGCTTGGCTGATTGCTCTTGCTTCAAGATCTCTTGTATACGCCCAATATTGATCGTATTGTTGAGTTTGTTCTATTTCATTGATTCCAGACATTGTAGTTCTTTGGTTGTCAATGTGACGATACTTAATATCATCTGGAGAAACTGTATATGCTGGAACCTTAAATTCACCTAATGTCATCTGTGTTACTTGCGTCTGCGGAGCAACAGGAGTATTTGATGGAATTCCTTGTATTAATTTGAATGTTCTGTCAGAATCTATCACCAACTTGTCAATTCTTGGCATGTAGTGAACATAAGAAACAAAAGAACCAAATGCTGGACTGGGCATAGCAACTACCTGTGGTTCACCACTTCCGTTGTCAAACCTAGCATTCTCCTCTGAAACCGCAACAGGTCTAAAGTCAAATGCATCGGCAAGACTGTATTTTTCTCCAGTTTCTGTGTCAGTAAATACAGGAATGTCGTCATAGGTAAAGTTGTCCGTTATTGGATATGAATCTACTGTAAAGGGACCATTTCCAGCATGACTAAATCTCTTATAAGACACGGTGTTTAACTTTAGTTTTCCTGTGTCTGCATCAGTTCCACAAGTAAAACCTGCTTTCAATATCAATCTGCTGTTATAATATGCTTCGTTTGTGTGATTTACATCTAGATCAAATCTATCAGTTACATCGCCAAACTCATCCGTTATTGATGTTACTTCATAGACATCTGCATGATCAAGAACAACAATGGTTTCATCGTCCGAGCCGACTTCACCACCCAAAGAAGGAGTAGTGAGTTCTGTTTCTACTAGCGTTTTAGTTCTTATGTTGTTTTCTGGGTTTGTTGATTCTGATACCCATCTCTGTGTTGCTATTACTGTTCCCTGTCCGTTTGGTTGAGCAATAGATCCACTAGGAATGCTGATTGTTAGTGTTTTTGGTGATGCATTGTTGTTTATTTGAAGATTTAAGTCAACACCAACTCTGAGCATTGTTGCACCTGCTCCCGATGCGTTGTTTCCATAATATACCACATAGTTGGTATAGTTAGAATCCAAGAAAGGAAATTCAGATGTAACAGTGGCAGAACTTCCACTCATCTCAAAGTTATAAGGTTTTTTAACGATAAACTGAGAGGGTAGATCATCTCTATTTGTTTTGATGAGACCACTTCCAATAGGAGCCTTGAATATTTGTCTGGAAGATCCCGGATTTTTCAACAGAACATCTAGATTGGGTTCGGACAATCTAAATCTATTCGTTTTATTATCATCAGAGCCAACCGTTCCATCTTGAACCGATATGTCCGTTAGGTCTTTAAATCTTTTGCCCTCGTTCATTCTTATGTTAAACAAGAACAGTCTAAATTCACCTCTTACTTCGTTGTAATCTTCGTTTGCACCTATAGCCATTTCTTGAATGGTTCTTATGTTGCATGTTCCAATTGTCTCGAACGTACCATCTTCATTTCTTCTCTCGATGTTTGCTGCTCTTTGGTTTGTAAACATATCCCTATCTGTATCAGTAACTGGACCCCAAGCATTGAACTCTGCTTCTATAGTTACATAATTTTTGCTTGGTGTGTTTAGGGTTACTACTCTCAGTGTTTCTTGATGGTCTTCACCGTTCGCTCTTTCTATGGGAAAATAAGATGGGACGATTGTTTCAAATTCATAGCCATTTACATATGCTTTTCCAGAAGAAATTTGAATAGCATGAAAGTCTTCATTTTCAGTACCAAAAGCATCTTGGTGTGTTAGAGTGGTTACTTGAAATGGAGATACTGTATAATGACCAGATTCATCATAGGTTCTTCTAGCAAGTGTTTCTTCAAAAATTGCATAGTCAGTATATCTTACTTGCTTTGTTGTGTTTCCTTGATCAATCCGAACAAGTTCAAAGAAACTTTCTCTGTTGGTTTCTGTTAGTGGAATTTGATCGAGTTTAAGTTCTACCTTGTAACGATCTGCACCGGGAGAGTTGAAGTTGTAAAAACCAAAAGATGGATCTTTAAGTGTTTCATCTTGATCGGCTGTTACTATTTCTCTTTCGATTCTAAAACCAACACTAGTAGATGGATTTACATAATCTCTATAAATTGCACCACCTGCGCTTGTTGCGGTAGATGAAGATGCTGCAATTGTTCCTGCATCACTTTTGAGGAGAAACCCATCGGCATAGAAAAATCCCTCTGCAATAGAAACGATGTTACTTGCTTGTGCAATTGCGGGTGGTTCGTTTGTATTATTTGATTTAATGCTTACTTCAATAACAGGTAGAGTTTCTTGTATTGTTAAAGTTTCGCCTGCTGAGAAATTACTCCCTGTTGTGTAGTTTGCAAAGAAAATCTGATATCCATCATCTTGATATGTGGTACTTCGATCTGCATATGCGACTATGGTTGCTTGAACTCCAGAATTATTTCTGATTGTCTTGCCGAGAAACGATTTTAATTGTTCTTCTGTAAAGATTGTTCCTGTGTTGTCAAGTCTGACTGCAATTGAAGATGACTCTGTGATTTCACCGCCCCGTATAACTGCTCCTTCTTCAAAGAAGTGATCACCAAGTCTTTCAATCTGATTTTGAAGGATGGTTTGTAGTTGAGTTATCTCTCTTGCTTGAAGAGGAAAACCCGGTCTTGACATGATTCGGAGAAACTTTTTGTTCTCATCATAATCATCGTAGTAAGGTACGCCGCCATGAATATCGTTTCTGTATGATTTAGCCATCTTTTCCCTTAAAAGTCAATGTTTATCTTGAATATGTCAGCCTGCTCTGCTGATCTAGTTACAGGATCTATACTTGATATGTATAAAAGTTGTCCAGAAAAAAGATTGAGTTCTGGCGGTGAAACTGATTCTATGGTTAGATCTAGTCCATCAACTGACAATGTTTCTCCTCCAGTGAAACCCAAAGCACCAGAAGAGGAACCCGGATAAACATTGGTGATGTATAGATCTCCACTAGAACCCCGAATGTTATCAAAATACAAGACATTTCCGACAGAACCACTACTGCCAGTCACACCATAATCTATTGTTATGTCTCGATATGGATCTTCTGGATCAAATGAATTTCCATCATTTCTTCCAATGCTTAGTTTGTGAGAGCATCTATATGTTTCTAGATTACTAGGACGAATTGAATCCTCAAACAAAGTGTTTGTCACTTCTGCCGTTTTGTTTGTAAATGTGTATCCATCTGTGTTGTTTCCGCTGAAGATGTAAACTGTTTCTCCGTTGATAAACGGTGAGTTAAGTCCATCTAAGGTGACTTGCGCTCTTGCTGTTCCATAACTAATGAACTGCCTTGATTTCCCCAGATTGTATGATTGTGAGCCAAATACAAATTCACCGTTTTCAATAAAAGTGGGAGAAAAGGTTATTCCCTTTGGAATCAAATCAACTTTCGTTTGCTTATATGCAACAGTTCCAACAACCTTTCCAGCATTGTCATACGAAAAGTTTATGGTTGGAGATAACCAAAGTCCATACTGTCTATAATCATTTCCAATGACTGCTCGATCTCCCTCATCTCCAGACAATCGAGTTAGAATAGAAACTCTTCTCACATTGAGATCAAAGATAGGATCTCTTCCGAGACCTTTGGCTGGATTTATATTCACATTTAAAACGGTTGCAGTTGGTGATGCTACGGGAGATATGGTTGCTTCCGCAAACGAATAATTAGATCCAGAATTTACCAACACAATAGAATCTATCTTGTTGTCTGTGTAAATTCCCATTTTGGCATATGCACTTGCTCCAGTTCCATCTCCGGTTATGTTTACACTAGGAATTATTTCATACTTACTTCTAATATTTAATGGATCTAGGCTTGCATCAAATGCAGATTCTATGGTTGCTGTTTTTGTTTGACCAACATAGTCAGTGATTTTTCTGAACTGACCTACACCGGGACCAGACACTATTCTTATTGTATAGTCATTATATACATCATCTGATGAAGATGCTTTGCTATCGAGCCGTATTGAATTTGTTTCTACTGCTCTAATATAATGCTCATCTGATGGTCGAATTACATAGGAGTATCCAGAACCCGTTGTGCTTACACTTATTCCGTCAAGTCTTCCTGTTCCAACATTGTATTGAACATTGTATTGAAGTTGTCTGTCTTGATTGTCTGTATATGGAAACGGTTTATTTTCATAAATGGGAACTTCAATCATTGGAATGTAGTTTTCATCTATAAAATCTCTCAAGTTTTCGGGAACCTTAAACAAAAACTTCCAGATATAACCGTTGCTAAGATAAATCGGAGAGGTATCTGTTCCTTTTGGCTCTTCTAGAGATTTTCTTCCACCACCAGCAGAGATACAAGCATAGACATTGTTTTCACTTGTATGGACATAAAAATTTCTTTGTGTGTTGTCTTCAGTATATGACCAAGGTTGATATATTGTTCCTTGTGTCCAGTTGACTCTGTTTATCATCAGAGAGACTTTATCATCGTCCAACAGTTTCACTGTCTGTATTTGTCTTCTGGTTTTACTTTCCTCTTCAATACTGTTTTTCCCGTTGGGTGTAGTTGCAGTATTAGCAATGAAGAATCCAACACTGTTGTCCAAAGACGTAAACTGTCTTTGAATTTCTCTTGCCATGAAGGTTTTTAGTTTGTTGCTGAATTGCGTCATGTCTTTTCCGTTATGTGTAATCTACGTCGTAGATAAAAGTCTCTACGGGAATATCCATCCAACTCGTATTATATGTATTCCCAAAATTAGCACTGGAAGAATCTCTTGATGGTTGAATGAAAGATAATTCTACCAATCTTGATGTTTGAGTGGTTTCACCAATTATTGGAACAGACTTGGATGCAACAAAGACTCCATTTAAAACATCAACCAATAGTGTGTCAATTCCTATATTATAAAATCCAGCAGCACCATTTGGAAAGTTGTTCGGATCATCACCCAGAATATCATTGTGGTTGTATGCACTAGGAACAAAATCTATGACTTCACCAATTGCAATTGATTCACCCAAACGATCTTGTCTGACTATTTCGCCTTGAACATATGAAATTCCAGTTGAGTTTGGATTTGGAAGCATCGGTATTTTAACTCTTTGTCTCTCTCCAGTGAGACCCATTCCAGTTACTCCAAGGTGAGCAGGATGTCTGTTTACTATCCAATAGTCTGCCGTTGGAGAATCGGTTCCTTCAACTTGAACAACTTGACCTCCATAGTATCCACCAGATAAACTAGTATATTTTGGAGACACATAGCCACCGTAATGACTTATGCCATCATATCCTCCACCGATTATCGTGTTTGTTCTGTTTGAACCAACCGGGAAAAATCCAAACAGACCAACAAATTCTCCATCCGAATCTGTTGTTGCGCCAAGATATCCAGTTGATCCAATCGCGCCATTTATTAGAGTTCTTTCTGTTTCGATGTCATCAAATGTTAATGAACTTGATGATTTATTGTCATAGACAATATAAGGATTATGTGTTTGACCATATTGGGGATAGAGATGTGGTGTTCCTGTAATAGATGATGCAAACTCTATACCAAAAAAGTCTTCTGCGGTTCTTCCATCTTGACCATTGTATCCCAAAGGATAGAAATCATAATGAGTTCCGCCGTATGTGAATCCTCTTGGGTCGATGGTCGTTCCAAATGTATGTGGAAGATAATGACCAATCAAAGGATTGTATCGAATGTCTTTCGATGTGGTTAGTGTCAAACCGGCTGTGATTGTGTTTTCGTTTAAGTACTCACCCAGCAGAATAAATCCACTTGGATGAACAAGCCTTTTTACGATTGCTGCATATTTCTGGAGGGCTTGATCTACTCTTAGAATATAAGAAAAATCTTGATAGTAAAAGTTGTCTTGAATGAATGATCTTGAACTAAGTTTTCCAGTCTCATCCAAATAGGTGTCCGGTTTATTGGCAAGAATGTTGCCTGCTTTTGGAGAAAACTCAGCACCCGTTCCAGCAAAAGATACGAATGTATATTGAAGTTGATCTGCTTCTCTGTAGACGTTGTAGTTGTCTCTGTAGGAAAGAGATCTTATGTCTCCGTCTGGTCCTATTTGTTTTACTGTTGCTCTGAGAACAAGTCTATTGTCTAGGTCTGTTACTGTGATTTCGTCGTTGATTTCAAAACCACTTCCACCATTTACTATGTTCAGTGCAGACAGTGTTGGAAAAAGAGTTGCATAGTATTTTGTTGGAGATGCTGTTGCGGTTGTGATTTCTATTTTATTTTGATCATTAAATGAACCAGAAACATCTACAAGAGATAATCTGTAAAAGTCTATTCCTCCTTGTTGGAAAAATTCAACTCCATCAATCTTTGCAGTTGCATTGATAACACCAGACACAGGGTGTCTTTGAACCACTAATCCATTTATACACGTTATTGCTTCATCTATCGTAAATATAGGTTCAATGCGAAGAAATTTATTATCATCAAAGGTGCTGGTTGAAAGCCTTAGAACTCTTTCTCTTGGATATGAAACGGAAACTGTCGTGTTGTAAAGAATTCTAAAGAGAAGATCAAAAGACGCTTTGCTTCCCTTGGATCGGTATAGATCTGTGATGTTTTTTATTAGCGTCTTCTCGTTTATGCCATCAGCAAGATCGAGTGGAAAATCCTTAAGATAGACATTTCTGAAATACTCTAAGAAACCATCCAAAGTCTCATCAATATCTTTATAGGTTCCAACAGCAACACCCTCATACCTTGGATTTCCCTCTTGCTCCATCCATTCGTAATATGCTTCTATGAACTGAACAAATGTTTCGTAGTTGGAAAGAATAAAATCAGGTAACTGATCTTTAAGTTGAGTTGAAATTCTTTCGTCTATGCTTTTGACATAGTTCAATCTATCGAAAGTGTACCCATCTATCCTTAATGGTAAAAGAAGTGATCCTCCAAATATTTTTAGTGGCATATTTTACTCCTTAACCATTATAGGTTGATGTGAACGTGGAAAGGGAATTGTTTTGGGTTGCAATGGTCGTCGAAACAAACTGCTCTATTCCATTAAGTTTTACTTGTATTGCAGTAAGATCATTTTGATAATCATTGATCAAAATCATGTCTCTCTTGGATGTGTATCTTTTATTGTTTGCCTTTGCATTAACTTGTATGAAGGGTGTCTCTTCTGGAGAAAGAATTTGAACTCTATCAAGAGTAATTGTTCCTCTTTCATAGTTGACTTTTCCTG